TATTTCTAATACTGCGCCAGCACGCCGTAGGCGCCGTTAGAATACTCTTAAAGACCGCTCTGATATACATTTCTGATATGTTTAACTTTCTGGTCCTCTGATACGTTCTATGTGGTCTCTGAGCATACTTACTGTTTTTTCTCTCTGATACCCACAATATGACTTTCCCTAACATACTTTCCTCTACACTAGTTGCTGTAGTCTTTCTTACAGTCTTTTGTTGTTTGTTTTTTCTCATAATCTCATTGGTAGCCAGCTACCATTTAGGCGCCGGACTCTCTAATTCTCTAAGCCAGTTTCTCATCCTCTTTGTATATATCAATGTTGATATCATCTTCTATACCCACCTGGATACCGTCTTCCTCACTCGGATATGGCGTCCTAACGCTGTCTTTAAAGCATTTTAGTACCATTGTATGTGATTGTGTTTCTACTGATATGGTGTGTTTTATTGCCATTATCATATATCTACCAGATGTATATGGATTATCTTGTTTTTTCTCTCCTGGCTGTCTTAATGGTTCAGTAAAGTTAATTATATCACCTGCGTTTAACATTGTGTACCCATACGCCAATATGGTCAAATTCATATTTTTATACTGCGCCTGTTGTGATACAATCTTTGGTAGTGTTAGATTTGATGGTGTAAACTCAAAATCATTATGCACTTTACTTGTTTCTGATACTACCATTTTCTTACTATCTGCACTTTCATATAAAAAGTTATTTGTATCATTTAATTTGGCAACAGGTGTAATCATCTTATCTATATCAGCACCTGCACCTATTGTTTCAGTATGAAATTCTTTCTCATAATTATCTTTGTAATTAAAATTATGTGTCTTTAATGTTTTATTAAATGCGTCATGCACTACTAACTTATTGGCGTACATACCATCTAAAATATTTGACATGGCGTCAACAGGTTTACCTATCTCGTATTTAATAATAGTCTGCAATCTCTTTTGTATATCTTTTACTTCGTCTTTTTTACTATCAGCAACATTGGTGATTTGTGTCATGTAGTTCCACCTTGTAGGTCTTGCTCTTGCACCACCAAATGCTAGTAATGATCCTAAACTTCTAAAATGAAAACCTTTTGAATTTTCATAGAACAAATAACCTGCATTGTTATATTTACCTGATAAAGTTTGAGCACTTAAATAATTAATGGCTGAATATGGTTTTAAACTTGGTATAACATACTTGGCATTTGTAGCAGAGCTCTCTACAAACAATGGTTTTTTAGAGTTAAGATATTTCTTTTGTCTTACTATATCTACTACTGCGTTCTCTATAGGACCTGAGTATGCTCTTGACACGGTTGCCATTTGATTGTAATACATTTCAGGTGAACAGAAAAATATTTTATAAAATTGACCTACATCATTTGACTCATCTTTTCTTACACTATCTACTTTGTATATCTGAAATGGTATGCCTGTCTTTTCTGACATGTCATAGCCAGGTAAACCAGGTGTATTTAATTTAAATGATAGTCTTTCTAAACCTGTGATAGGTAATAGTGTTCGTATATCTTGTGTGTCATACACAATAATACTTCCCATAATATTATTAGAAAATATATCCTCTGTAATAGATAGAGTAAGTGTGATACCTTTGATATCAATAAATCTCGGTTCATTATCTACTTGTTGATATGATATGATATTTAATTCTGATAAGTTGTATTTACCAACTCGGTCTAATATATTCTTTTCTGCAACAGCCATGTCATTATCTTCTTATCAAATTAATAAATTCTTCTTCAAATGCACCAAGGTATTGTGGTGATAACACTCTTATTTGTCTTTTTTCATCTTGTAATCTGTCTTCATAATCTCTATTAGATACAGATTGAGCACCAGCCTGATTACTATTTACTTCTATCTTATGTGAGTAATCAGCAGGACCATTTCCTGATTGTTTACCACTAATTTGTGTTATTTCATAATGATGTATACCCATAGGATTAGTGTATTTGTCATTTATATATTGTTGAAAACTAAAACTATCTAATGGCCAATCATAAAATCTATTGACAATATTATTAACAAGTGTTATAACCCAAAAATAATCTGCGTCACCATATATTTTATATGCTACATCTTCAGGTTTCTCACCCTCTGCAACATCATAATTGTCAAAAAGTGTTACATTGTCTGCAATCTTACTTCTTGCCTTGACTCTTCTAAAGATATCTGTTATATCTACTGTATTACCATTAACACCTGATAAATTATATTTTATAATAGGAAATTGATCAAAATATTTTGTCATTAAGCACCTGCCTCAATATCTTGTTTTGTTACAATTCTGTCTTCTATCATAGACACGGTCATTTTAGTATGTACAGGTGTACCATTTTCAAATGTAGTAAATTGTCCATCAGGTGCATAATCAACCTGAACATCTTTACAATAACAAGCACCAATTTTATTTAAGTGTGGATTTTCTCCATTATTATACATGTAACTAATACGCCAATAATTAGGTATTGTAAATACACTTTGCAATGTTTTATCTGCAAAACCTGGTGCTGAATTATATTTAAACACAGCAATAATTTTTTCTACTGCCTCTGCTTCTTTTTGGTTTCTAGGCCAAAAATCAAAATCAAATTGAAATTCTCTCTGTACAGGTGATGAATAAAATGCCTCGTTTCTAGGATTAACTGCAACACCAGCTCTTTTAGCGGCAAATCTTACCGGGTCACCCATGCCTGCTAATGCTACAAATTCACCTAAAATTTCTTTTGACTTTGTTGCAACACCACCTACGATACCTTGTAAGGCAGCTTCTACTTTAGCAGCCGCTCCCTCTGCATTACCTATTGCTATGCCGGCAGCCTCGGCTGTACCTGCTAAACCTGTTTCTGTGTTGTCATCATAAGTTTGTGTATATCCTACCTTTACAGAATTAGGCATATAGATTGCAATACCAGATGTTGTAATAGAATGACCTGGTACTTTAGCTGATATCTTTTGTCTTTCAGTAAATGATTTACCTTTAGATGGTTCATTTGGCCCTCTAGCAGTTGCTGAGGATCTAAAAGCACTTGTTTGTGGACTATATCCTACAAAACCAGATTCAAATAATATGTAATGACCAAGTTCGTTACTACCAAGGTCAAGTGGATATTGTACAGGACTAAATGATAATGGATTTTCTCTTAACTTTTGAGTAGGACTATCAGGTATATCAAATGGTCCTTTTTTTAATAACTGAGCTGATACTTTACCTGCGTCTTTGGCACTACCAGAGTTTAAAAAGTTGTTAATCTTACCTGATACAAAACCTGTAGCAAGATTGCCTATGTGATTTTTTAGTGATTTAAATGGCATATATAAATAATCCTTAATTAGTAATATTTATATAGATTATAGGTACATTATGGCAAAGAGTTATAGAGGTTTATACAAACCAACCAATCCAAAGAAATATGTTGGTAATACCAATCAAATAGTATATCGGTCATTGTTAGAGAGACGTTTTATGCGTTACTGCGACTTAAATAAAGATATATTATATTGGGCAAGTGAAGAATTACCAGTTAGATATTATAGTCCACTCGACAAGAAGTATCATAGATATTTTCCAGATTTTATTGTAAAGACAGTAAACAATGACAAGTATATGATAGAGATAAAACCCTCACGACAGGCAGTAAAACCTAAACCACCTAAAAAGAAAACAAAATCGTATATGAGAGAGTCATTTGAATATATCAAGAACCAAGCGAAATGGCAAGCCGCTAAAGCATACTGTGAAGATAAGGGTATGCAATTTAAGATTATTACAGAAAAAGACCTAGGTCAATATTAAGAGTATCTATTATAAATGTGTTTGTCAAAATAAGGGTCAATACCCACATTTAACATACCTGTATATGTTTCACTCTTCATACTATTAGAATTAGAAACTTGTTTTGTAGATTGGTCATTGTATATAATGGCAGCTTGATTACTATTACTAGATTTATCTAACGTGCTAGTTTTATAAGTTGCCTCTGTTGTATTTCCTTGAATGTCTTGTGTTGTAAGTTTAGATATTTCTGTACCACTTTCAACATCTGTTGATACCTCATTACCTTTTGTGTAACTATCGAATACTCTTTTAAATGCCTCACCTGGTGATTCACCACCTGGTAATACTGCCTTAGCAGCTGCAATACCACCCATTGCAAGACCTTTAAATAATGAACCCATGTCAAATAGTTTTTGTTTTAATGATTGAAAATCAAATGAGAATAAACTTGTAAACCAATCCCATGCCATCATAACAGGACCCTCTTCTCCTAAAAAGAAATCTTTTAAACTAAATGGCTTTTCGGGGTCACCAAAACCAAATATGTCTTTTATAAAGTTTACTGCCATGTCAATCGGCGCCGTTAATACAGTGAAAAAGAAATTGCCTGTGCCTGAAAATAAATTGCCAAAACCTTTTAAAATTCTATCAAAGTCTAATGTGAATATACCTGTAATAATATCAACTATACCGCCAATGGCGTCACTAAAGAAACCTGTAATATTTTCACCAAACTCTGTAATAAACTTACCTAAATTATCTAAACCTAAAAATGATAGTGCCATACCAACTAAATCTGTAATTAGTCGAACAAATGTACCTATGAAACCATCTACAATACCCACTACTGCACCACGAATACCATCAACAATTGAACCTGTGTTTTCATACTCTTTCATAAATCCTGATACACCATCAAATATACCAAGTATGATTGTTAACGGCAAGAATAATTTACCAATAGTTTTACCTATTGTTTTTATTGGTTGTAATATCTTAGCAATCGGTCCATCTACTGCATTAAATAAACCACCTGCACCTGTTAAACCTGTAAAGAAACCTTTAATTGGTTTTATCACGCCTTGTAATGCTACTTTGGCATCATCAAATAATCCTAATATAGCTTTAAATGCGCCACCTTTTACTGCACCACCACCAAAAAAGTTTTTGATAGGTTGTATAACTCCCGTTTGAAAAGTTTTCATAATTCCACCTAGAGGACCTTTTTTAATGTTATCTGCAATTGCTACAAATCTTGTATTTAATGGTCCACTAATATTTGTTCTAAACATTTTCATAAAATTGCCACCAAATTGATCTAATACTAATTTTATATCTTTTAAAATTCTAGGACCAAAACCTAACGTACCTATTGTACCAATACCTTTAGCAAAAGTAGCCATTGCTTTTATAGATTTTAATTGTTGTGGTAGTTTTAGTATGTCTGTATTAACACCCATACCTTTTGCAAAGAAAGCCAAAGCAGCTATAGCAGCTAAACCTTTTGCACCAAAACCACCTGTCATATCTTCCATAGATGGCATACCACCTCCACCACCACCTGATGGTGCCTGTAAGGCTTCTTTTGCTTGTTCTCTTTGTTGGTCTCTATCTCTCTGAAATCTTGTCTTATCAAAGGCAAACATTTCTTTTAATACATTTGTAAGTCTTTCTGTATTGCCTTCATTTTCTCTGGAGATACCTCGTAAGTCTTCTAGTAAAGGTACTGCACCACTACCACTATCTGCAATAGCAGCACCACCTCCTGTTAAGGCAGAACCTACGGCCATTTGACCTGATTGTACTGCACCTACGATTGAATCTCTTAACGCCATTATTTTTTACTTTTACTTGTGCCAGTGTATAGACCAAACCAGGCAGCACCAGCACCAACAACGATACTGATTAACCCACTCTGTTCCATAGTCGGAGCACCTAAGTTCATATACCATATCACACATTTGTATAATAGAATAATATAAACTGTTAAGAACAATCTTGGAAATATTCTCCAAGCGTCAACAGCTCTTGCCATATGAATTAATTTTGCATATGGATTAGGACCCATATCTTTTACACTAGTATCCACTTCTAAATCAACCTTCACTTTTTTAGTGATTTGAGGTTTATCAGCAGGCACTATAATTTTTTCTTCTTCAGCCATTATCTTTTTCTCTCTTGTTCTCTAGCCTTTTCTTTTTCTTCTTTTATGTGATTGACTAGTAAATCTACATAAATTTCCCTCTCCCACGGTACCATATTCTCTAACTCTGTCAAAGAATATTTATGATGTTGCATTAAAGCAAAGTTCACCTGGAATAAATTTTCTAGGTTGTCATGTGAGAGGGCGATACGAAAAAACTTTGTAGCCCACTCAAAACTACTTTACTCTTCACTTTTGTTTTAGGGTTTTCAACCTCTAATTCATGTTGCAATCTTGGCATAGTATTAAAGAAAGTTTGTATTTTAGCAAAATGGTCACTTGTTAATGACTCAATAAACTTTTTCATTTCTTCTTTACTATAATCACTGCCTTTATGTACGGTTTCACCCTCATAAATTTCATAAACAGTATCAGCAATAATATCAAATAATTGCTCTGTTTTTAATTTAGCAGCGTCAATAGTCGGATCAAAACTATTAATTGTTGGATACTTCATAACCATTTTTATCTTATCATTAATTTGTATCTCATTGCTGTGTTTATCATCAACTTGTACCTCAACTGTAGATAAATCTAACTCAACATTTGCGTAAGTTTCTTTATCATCTGGACACAACAATTTAAGTTTTGCAACTTCACCAACTGACTTAGCTCTAATATTTAAAAAAATATATTCTAAATCAAATGTAGGTAACATATCAACATTGATAGTACCAAATGTACATGTGTGTACAATTTCTTTTAACGCTTTTGTAATTTCAGCAGCGTTCTCTGATTCCATAGCCATCAATAAAATCTTTTCTTCTTTTACAAGAAAAGGTCTATATTGTACTTGTACATCACTTGATGGTAATGTCAATTCATATTTCGCTGTATCTAATATAGGCAATGCCATAATATTATCTCCTTCTTCTTAATGTATTAACCAAATGGTGGAAATAATCTACCACCAGTTACTCTACCAATAGGTAGATTTCTTTTTGCCGTTTGTAGTATATCTCTACCTGCTCTCTTAAATTCAGCAGGCAGTTTATTTAATATACCACCAAACAAACCAAAATCTTTACTTGCTTTAATTGTAGGCACATCACCAATAGCTTGCCCTACAGTTGCACCATTGACCTGATCAATGGTTAAATTTCTCCATGTTCTAAAATTCAATGTTATAGGAACAATAGTCGCTTGATCATTATTAGCATATGCATATTCAATAGAACCAATTGTTTGTGGATAACATTCATACAATCTAACACCATATGTAACTCTAGCTTCATCTTCTTTTCCTGCGTCAAACTGACCTAATGTAAAAATATCTATACTACCAACATAATCATCATAGTATCTCATATTGTGGCTATTGATATCCATAATACCCTTTTGCCAGTTTTCAAAAAATAACCTTTGTCTTAAAAACTTATCACCATAAAAAGAACATTCTATAGTACCATTAAATGAATATGCATAAGGCATTTTTCTACCTGGTCCATACATTCTATGATCAGCTGTGTTAATATCTCTTGTAGGTAATGTTACTGCACTACACATTAATCCAACATTCTCTCTAATTTGAGAGCTCTTTAATTCATTAACATCATCATTTCTGCCTAATTGAGATGGTGGTCCACCTGCTGATAATTGCAATTTTTGTGGTGGATGTACAACAATTAAATATCTATTAGGTCTAGCAAATCCTTCACCTTGATTTATTTGTGATTGAAACCTTTGTATTTGACCTGAACCACCTGGACGTCTTTTTAATCTAGGATCTCCAGCAATATCAGCTAAAGACTTGTCTCTTGGTAAACCAAGTCTGATATCAAAATTACCTATTCGTCTACCGCCTCTTAAAATTGCCATTATAGTATTTTACCTTTATTTGGTCCGTTTTTAATTCTGTATCGTTGTGTGCCTGTAGCACCAATCTCTACTTCTTTTCTTAAATTTTTAGAAAGTTCTAGTTCTTTCTTTTGTTTATTAACTTTGTTAGTATGTTCAGTTAATTGTTTTGTTCTATCTCTATCCATATTAAAAGTTCTTTCTAGCGGCTGCGAATACACCACCCAATGTTCTACCTTTAAATTGAGCAACAGGTAAATAAGCTGCTAATGCCATCTCATCTACATTTATTCTTAAAAAGTTAGACCTGACTTGTGAGTACAGATATCTTTTTATAGCCACTTTGGTATATTTATTAGACTTTATTGAGTTATATGAAGCTTGAATTTTTGTTGATTGGTCAAACTTTTTATTACTAGCATATGATTGTAATGTTTGTAAAAACTTGAATCTTGCACCATATGGCAAATAGTGAAAATTAAGACCAATAAAACCACCTTTCATAGGCTCTAATGGTAATACTAACGGAAAAGTATCATAATATGGTAATCTAGTCTTAAATTTAGGATCATAAAAGAACATGCTCATACGACCACCACTCGGTCTACCAAGTAATTTACCACTAGACATTAAATCAGCTGGTGATGATCTGTCTGTAATTAAAGATACAGCATTACGGTACCAACTGGCACCTTTTAGTTTATTACCTTGTATGTCTTTTAGTGGTTCAAATATGTCTATTGCCATACCACTATTTATAAGAAAACCCCTAGCGATTTCTCGCTAGAGGTTAATGCATTAGGTAGAGAGAGAAAGGATTAATCTTCGTCTGCTAATTTACTAAAGTAATCGAGGGTATCATCCTCGTCACTAGCAGGCTTAGATTGACTTACCTTTGGCATTTCTACGGTACTTGTAGTTTGCTGTGATGGGAGGTCAACTTCATCTACAGTAGTCGTAGTTTGTGTACCCGTAATTACCCTATTCAGTTTCTCT